TTGACACTTCGGACTTCATTTTACTCTTCCTTTATCTTAGAGTTGTTGATATTTTAGATTATAGTAGGTTTTGTTGACTGTGTCAATAGGAAATTTCACAGCCGTTTTCGCCGTCTTCGCTGACTTCAATACGCACATTACGACCAGGATATCTAGAAGCAATACGCAGATATAAGTCATCGGAGATCATTTCGCAACTTTTGAAATCAAGTTCCAACACACCGTCGTTGTAAAGTCCTTCACACCAACGTTTGAATTGAATAAACTCGATATCTCTATCGTCGTGAAATACTTGGATAGCAACCTTAAAGTGAAAGATATGACGATGAATATATCCTAAGAAACTTACATCATCTGCTTTACCAGTTGCTAGTTTAGGGTCATCCAGCGCCGCTGGATATTTGTGTAAACCTTCCTTGCGAAAAGTTACCCAAATCATTTTGTAAGAGTTTTTGATTGCGTTGTCAATCTTCTCTCGTTCCATTTGTACAATAGTCATACTATCCTCATTTGAATGCTTTGGATTTTTGTGTGTGTCGATCGCCATGATAGTCGTCCCATCTGGTGAAATATTGTCGTTGTCGTAAGTTGTGTAATTCGTGTGTCCATACTCCGCCATTGCTTCCACCAAATTCGTTGTCATCAATAACTATACATGCATTATAACCTATTTTGTCAACATTTGCAAGTGGTAATTTTACCAAAAGAACAAAACGTGGATAATTAACTAGTGCAGTTTCTTGTATAAGGTCCCAGTGGGCTATATCAATTTCTAATGTACACCAGTTGCCAGCTTCTAGGTACAACCTAACAATCGATGTCCATTTAATAATCTGTGCTTTGCTGGTTTCAGTTTTAGGAATGGGACCAAATGATAAATGTTTACAATGTGCAGGCTTAATCGAATCGATATGTTTGAACTCCGCCTGCACAGGACATGTTAATGTTTGCATACCGTATGCTGGTGTTTTGCGATGTTCTCTCCCAATTATAAATTCAGCTTCTTGTCTAGGTATGTTGCTCATTTTATTATTCGCCTATTTGTTTATGGATTTTGACCATTTGATCTTTGAGTTGTAGCTTCTTAACTTTAAGAGCTCCAATCCTATTTGCATCGACTGTTGTTTGATTTTGTAGTTTATCTACTTCATTGTTCAATATTGAGTGCGTTTTTTCTAAACTTCAAGTCTATATTTAAGTTTTACTTTGTCAACAGTCATTTATGCCTCCTCTGTAAACAATGCGTTAAACATTGTATTTGCGTTTTTAGTTTTCTTTCCTGTGTACCCGCGAGTTCCTTGGATATCCATCCAATATTTGTCGTATTTGTCGATCAACTTCATACTTGCATCTTTAGTTGGCGCTGAAAAGATGTCGTTAACAATATCTCTAAAGTATGCATAGTCTCCTCGTTGGTTCCACATCATTGCAGGATGTTCTCCATTGTCATACCGTCTGTTTGCTTCTTGAACCGCTGTCAGATGCATCCACACGTTATGATTCATTAACATGCAATAGCTAAAGCTATCCCATGATGTTTTACCTTCTCTTCCCATCTTATTAACATCTCCTGGACCATACACACAGATGTCTCCAAGTTTTAGATCTTTACTAATGGGAGAGTCTTCCCAGTTATCATATGCGCCTTCTTGTATGACAGCATCACGAATCCAACGTGTATCTCGTGCTAGATTCTTGTTGTCAACAAATGAACCCATGATGTAACTCCATTTGCCGTTGTGCGGGAATCTATTTTCTCTATAGACTTGACCGTTAGCAGTGCCAAGAAATGGACTAGCGCAATCAAAAGTAATTTGAAAGTTTTCGTTGTAGTTACGTTGCACTGCACGTTGAATGTCTGTTAGTAGTAGAGCCCATTCAAGTTTGCTAGTACCCAAGAAGTGCATATAGTCATGTAGACCTTGGACCAATAATCCATCATGGTACAATGAAACAATACGTTTTAGTATTAGGTGTACGTCACACATATTCTGTCCACCCATCGACCAACCATTAAAATGATTGTCAGGATACTTTGCTGGATCACAATATTCTTTCATCTGTTGATACCAGTCTTCTGCATCAGTGTGATTCTCACCTTGTAGAACGTTTAAAAACTTACATGCACCTGTACGATTTTTGATAAAGTAATCGTTGTTTACACGAGTTGCATTGACTGCTTCTTGATAACTTGTAATACCGGTTGCTTTTTGACCTTCAGGACTACGACTTACCCAGGCTGGAATATCTAGTACCATGCCGTAATCCATTAACGCATCCATCCACTCTAATACTTGTTTGCGTTTCTTAGTTGCATGTGGACAGTTAGGATCTTTCCAGTCACCGGGCCATTTACCTTTACCAATTTGGAAACCACCTGAGTCTCCAAGCACCCAACTGGTATTATCTCTTGGACGTTTACGAAATAGTTCTTCTCTATCATCTTGTTTGTTGAGATCTAGATTAGCATGTCCTGCACTGTACAAACACCATTTGTAGTAGAACAAAGGATTGTTAGGATCTAAAAAGTTAATGCTTTCTACATCATTGGTAAGGTTTGCAGGGATACGTGCAGGGTCAATATATGGATAGCGCATCCGCTGGTACCCAATAAAACTGGAGTAAAAGCTAGATGTAGCAGGCAAAAACATTGCATAGTCTTTGCGCTGTTTGTTTGTTAGGTTATCCATTATTGAAAACTCACTTTCTTTATTAACTCGTAGTCTGGTTTCAAATACTGTTTTAGTTTGAAATCGTACTCTTCGTTGTTATCTATTAACTGTCTAATAGTGTTTTGTAATTTTACTGTTTGGATCATACGTGGAGCATCAGAATCATACTCAGTAGAGTTTAATCTGTGTAGTGTAATCTCTGGCAACTCGAACTCTCTCATCACGGTATTAAGTTTGTCTACTAATTGTGCATCTTCCATATGAAAGAATCGACAGTTTGAAAATGGAATGTTTTCGATAAAACTGCACTGCAAATCGGTATGATCATCAAATACCAAACGATCAAAAATCATACTAACAGCCAAATCATTAGCATATAGTTTTCCGATACCTAAATCCAATGGATCGTCTGCAAGAGGAACCACAATATTTCTGTGATACATCAGCAAGTATTCTACAATACCACTAATCCAACGTTCCTTAGGATCTCTCCATACAACCAAATAAGTTAGGTTGTATCCGAGTTCTTCTTTGTGCATAGGTAGTGCATCTTGTTCTAACTCTGTACGACTAAACACTTCCCAACGTTTAGTTTTACTCAATGCATTTTTAATGCTAGTGCTGGCAACTTTCGGAATGTTAATATAGATCAACTTCCTGCTAGGCGTTGCCGCCATAACTTCAGTCATTGAATGATCTTTAACATTCCACTTAGTAGACAGGTCAGATGCTACACTGTTAAAGTAGAACGTAAAAGGAACAGACCCAACAGATTCTTGTTCTATACGTTCAAAATCTTCACTAGGCATACTATTTTGTTTGTGCTGGTAGGATATAGTTGTAGTTGATAAGTCCGCTGTCTACAGTAATCATGCCTGCACCGTCATCACTAATCTTAAATGTCTTGTCGCCGGGCAAACTCAAGATTGCATTAACATATGCAACAGGGTAACTCCATGAATTCTTAAGTTTACCACTTACACCTTGTTCAAACACGAATTCACCACTATGACTGCTAGGGTCACCAAAGTAAATCTTGAGCTTATCATCGTCGACCCGCACACTAAATGTAACTTCGTCTGGATGTGCTTGGCTCATAAACTTCAATCGTTGAATACTTGTAACTGTAGGAACAATATCAACATTCCAATTAACATTTGCAAACTTAAAGTTCTTAACAACAGTATTAACAACATTCTCGCCCATAAAGCGATAGTCGTTGTGGAAGTCACCTTCTTTGTTTTCTAAATGCAAACTGGTAGCAACATCGTTATCTTGCTTTATAGTAATTTTAGCATCTTCTTTGTAAACAGGAAGGTTAAGCAGAGTATTAAGTCTGCCTAGATTAGGCATACCAAATGTGCCCATAAAATCTGCAACTACATTTTTAAAGTGTGCTTCGATAACCACACTAGATTTATCTTCACTGATACTATTCAATTTCATTGAGTCTTTGGTGCCAGTAATTTTAGCAATATCAATTCCGCCCAAGCCATATGTGTGCTGGACAATGTCTAATAGATAGTCTTTCATTCGTAGATCCTTTGTTCTAGATTATGCAATTAATGTAACATATATTATTTAGGCTGTCAAACTTTTTGGAGAACTTTTTATAGTTTTAATCTCCGCCAATGCTTGGTGTGCTTTGATAGTTTTTAGTTCGCCTGGCTTTCTAATTTCAAGCCAACTCAGTGTGGTGTAGTCGAAGTCTTCAACTATGTCGTATCCTAAACTGGAGACTAATGGAATCAAAAGACTCTTAGGCATATAACTCATAAAGTAGTTTTCAGCGTAAGCCGCTGCCTGACCGAGATCAGCGTTGTTGTAGGTAAACATCATAACTCCACCTGGGCGTAGCAATTTAAAGATTTCAGTTAGATAGTCTTTGAATCCTTGAATACTGCGATAGTTGAAGTAGTTGAAGCTGAAAACGAAACCAAATTGTTCTTGTGGTAACATACTAAAGTCAATTTGTACTGTGTTGGTAGAGTTAACAGCAAAGTCATGTATTAGATATGGACGAATACGGTTCCGATATTGCTCTTCAAATTGGTTCATAGTGTTATCTAAGAACTCTTGATAGTTATCAGTGATATACAAAGGATCACCGGCTACAAGATGTTTGGTCATTTCGCCATCTCTACAACCAAATTCAAGTACAGGATATCTCCAATCTACATAACGTCCTATACGACTTAGGAAAGGTTCAACTGCTTCTTTAGGCACATATAATTGACGAACTTCTCTGATGCTTTGTGCCGTATCATAAGCAAGTTCTAGATCATAGTTCTGTGCATAGAACTTTTTGCTTAATATTCCAATATCATCTTCAATGGTGTGATTGGTGTTTGCTAGTGTTTCCTGTATATGTTCAAGTTCATCTGCTACACCAATCAAACGATTTATAGTGTCTTGTAGGTATTGGTTGTAGTTGTCATCAACGGCATCACTGTGGTTAGCAGTAAGGGTGTTACAAAGATCTCGAATATCACCTTGAATGCCACGAACTTGAAAGTCTTTGTTAAGACGATTCTTAAAATTAACTAGGTCACTCAGTTTCATAACAGATCCTTAATGAATTAACTGCTACTATTTAATCTTCCCATTCGAACAAGCTGCCAATAGTTGTTTTGATATTGGTCTCTTCTGCAATGTTCCATTCTAGTCCACCTAATAAATTTTCTACTTTCTGATCCACAATAGTAGATTCCATATTGCTGTCATCAAACGGAAGTTCTTTGTACCAATTAGGAATATGACTTTCGTCTGTAGGATATGCTACACTAGTATACCCTAACGGATTTGGTTTGAGCTTACACACAATAACTTTCATACCATCCATGATCTCTTGCGAGTATTTGTCACTGTGCATCTTTTTGAGATTGTTCCAGTTCATTGCCGCACGTACATGTCCAGGCATGTTGGCTTTACCTTCACGCTTTTCTTTAGCTGTGTACATAGTCAAATTATTAACACGCTTAGGTGTGCCTTTTTCCCAAGCAGGGCGTTCAGCAAATAAAATCTTAAAGTCACGCACCATCTTGATAACATGGTCTTTTGCTTCATTTTCAGTTAGTGTAGTAAGCAAGATTTCACTAAGAAAGTCCTGCACTACTTTGGGCGTGTCACTGCGCTTGAGATCAAGTCCCATGGCTTTTACTTTACCAACATTGCCATGAGTGTCTAGTCGTGTGCCCTCCATATCGTAAATCAATACGGCATAGCGTTTCTTCTTGATGAACAAACCCTTACTGGCTACAAGTTCACGACCTGCCTTGATAATATTGCCCATCTCTCGTGGACAATGACACGCCCTTTCCATAAAAGCAGGGAATGATTCGTTAACTTGGTCCGCTATGGTGTCGTAGAGTTGAACACAAATATCACGATCCCATTCCATGCCACCAGACTCTACTTCTTTCTTGAGCATGGGCCATGCACTAAAGTAAACAGAGTCTGTATCCCCGTAGATGATTGCTTCACCTACGTGGTCATACTTACCAGTAATACATTCATTAACAAATGCATCCATGTGCTTTGCTATCACTCGTCCGGTAAGTGTAGTGCTTTGACCAATACGATGATCAAAGAATCGACAGTGGGGATTAAGAATAGCGCCATATAGACTATTCAAATTAATCTTTTTAACCAACTGTCGTTTGTCCCAAAATGCTCGTTCTTCTTTGTCGGTACAGTTACGCATTGTAGCCTGTAGCTCTTTACGTTCTGCATACCAACGTTCCAACAAGCCTGGAATAATACCTTTAAAGTCATAACGGAAGATAGTTCCGTTTGCACTCAATGTCCAAGGTTGATTGCTATCAAAGATCAATCGCCATACGTTAGCCGCAGACGTTACATCTTCGGAGCCATCCTCCCAATCAATAGTAATCTCTACACTTGGGTCCATGTCCATGACAGCATTGTATTCAAGTGTGCCAAACATTCCTTCCCAAGCATCTGCAAAGCTCTTGCCTTCATTTATTTTATTGCTAATCTTATTGTTGGTCATGGTTGGTCGTAGTTGTCCGACCACAGTTTCAGGACCCATGTTTAGCGCACGAATACAACTAGGATATAGACTGTTCAAGTCAATAGCACCGATATATTCGTGTATGCCTTTCTTAGGAAACGCAACATACGCACCTGCGGCTTGTGTTTCTACACCGTCTCTCTTTCTGCTACGACTAGGAACAACCATGCCACGTTCGTGTGCTTCATTGATGATTGCTTGTTCTGTAACTGCAACTGCACCCATTGTGGTTGGTAGTAGCACAGTATTATCGTGTGCAAGTTCGTTAGCTAGATCAATAAATCGTAACTTCTTATCCATCTTAACCAACAACATAACATCTTGTCTGTTATAGTCGATAAATGTTTCAAAGTCTCTATTGTAGAGTTGATCTAGTGTGCCTTCATATGCAATCTTGCGTTCATCAAGTTCATACTCACCAATGGCATCCAAACTATAGCTATGTCGTTCTTCGTAAGTGTATTTGCGATACAGTTGCATGTAGTCCATATGTACTCGACCTACCAAGTCGAATGTAATATTCTCAGCACCAAAACGTTCAAAGGTACGCTTCTTAGGATATTGACCCCACAAGCAAAACTTGCGTGTGTCATCTTTGCTGAGTACACGGTTAGTACGCATAACAAGATAAGGGATATCATAACCTTCTGAGTTCCAACCACTTAGCACGTCTGCATCTTCAATCAGATCCAAAAACGTTGAGATAAGGTCTTCTTCTCTATCAAACATATAAGTATTATCAAAGTTTTTGCATAGATCTTTTGCAGTTTCCATGCTCATACTTTTAGGGGGAATAGCCAGTGTGATTAGTTGTTCTAACCAATCAAGATATAGAGTAATCGAAGTTACTTTGTTGAAAGGGTCTTCTGGCGAACTATACCCTCGTTCTGGATCAAAGTCTACCTCGATATCAAAAAAGCATACTTGTAGTTTAGGCGAATCTTTTCCTAAGTAGTTTTCTGCTAGACAACGTAGTACAGGATTGATATCACTTTCGTGAAGTTGTTTGCCTGAATTAACCTTTAGTTCTTTGTGAAACTCTTTGCTATTGCGTGTAGCAAAACGTGTACAAGGTGTGCCATAAATGGTCTTATACTTGCCTCGCGGATCGTCATAATAAAACACATAACTAGCAGGGTATGTATGATAATCGCGTTTACCATCTACCCTTTCTACTACGTGAATCTGATCACGTTCTCTATCAAATAATGCATCAATATAACTCATTATACGCCAACCCAACTATATAAACTATTGTAAGACAAAAGTTAAGAACAATCAAGCTCTTTTCTTTCCAGAGTATACCCACTGCGGTCCATACTGCATTACTGAATATGAATAAAAAGTGATGCAGTAAAAGATGTGGAACGAAGCTTGCTAGTAACGACGCAAGGATCAATCCTGCGGTGCCGACCCAAGCCAGCCATTGGTATGGTTTAGCTTGCATTATAATGTTCGACCTACAGTCTCCAGAATATCATTTAGAACTTCATGCTCTTCGTTGGTATCAGCTAGTTTGCTCTTGTGAGCAATAGTGATAGCTTTTTTTAAAACGCTTGGTTTGATTTCAAACTCTTCAGCAATCGCTTTTACAGTATCACTAAGACCAGCATTGAGATCTTCAACCTCCTGCTTGACTTGGATACCCTCATTGATTAACTGAGTGAGCTTGGCTTTTTGTTCAGCACTAAACATAGACATATTTGAACTCCTTTATATTCATCTAGTATACTTGGGTTTTGAGGTTAAGTCAACCCTCATAATTTTCCAAAAAGTAACGTATGGCTTCTGTGACACCTGGCTCCCATGGATACCAGCCACAGTTGTTGTGGTCATAATAGAATGGCGAAACTTCTAGTTGTCGACGTTCTCTGTCTGTAGCATTGCTGGCGATTTTAACTTTGTGATAATAATAACGATCATTACCATCAAACTTATAGAGATAGTCTCTTGCTTGCCATTTGGTACCACGTTCACCTAAATGTATCTTTTCATAGAATGTTTGGAGATTACTATAACTCCATTGTTGCATACGTTCAGTATGGAAGAATACTTCATGCATAAACCTAGCGTAAAGGTCTTCTCTGAGTCCACGTTTATAGTCTTTGACCATATGCTGTAGAGGACGTTGCATTGAAAATTGATACTTGAGATTGAAATAATGCCACCACCAGTAGTCTGCAATAGTATATGCATTTTCCAAATTAGCTTCAGCAAAATTATCGGCAACTTTGTTAACATACCATTCGCCAAAGTCTGGGTGTGCCCATTGACTCTGTTGTCTATCATAGAAGGTCTTAATAAGATGTCTATTTTCATTTGCAGGCAATAGGTGTTGTTTACTATCTATCAGATGTTGAAATGCACCAATGCTAGGTCCATACAAACAATCTCCTGGATCGCCGTGTAATAGCATATGTTTTTCTAAAAACTCGTTGCTGATATCAATTTCCAAACCTTGTTTAATCTTTAATTTTCCGCTAATATGACGTTTATAAAAATCAGGATTTTCAAGTACACAGTCTGAACTCATAACAACAGTTAGGATTTCTCTATCTGCTTCGCTGAGTGTTTGTATAAATGCGGCTAGTACGCCTGAGCTGTCAATGCCACCACTCCACATAACATAGATATCTCTATCTGTGTCGCGAGCTTTTTGAAACAATTCTAAAGCACGATCATTTAACACATCTTCTAACCTATCACCAATATAACGTAGTTTTGGAAATGGCCATAAATCTTTTCTATTAGGGGTATTCCACGGTGTTGTAAACTTTCCAAATCGCGGACGAATGTCTTTAACGCCAATGTTTAGTCTTGTGTAGCGTTGCCAATGTTTACCATATGGATTCTTACATTCGATTAATTCAATCAGCTGATTATCAACCATATCTGCACGATTGCTTATTTCATCAATATGTTGTTCAACTGTTTGCATTAAGCCACTCCACAATCTTTGGTGTGATCCAACGTTGTGGATGCACTTTAACTGGTATCTCTTGAAAACCTTTTGCAATCTCTTTCTTAATTGCTGGCAATGGTTGTTCAATATCTACATTGTAGATTAAATCAAATACCATGCCTTTGTATGTACGTAAGTATTTCATCATACTAAAGTTGTAGTCTATCTCAAATTTGATCATGTTCTGTATAGCTTCGTCGTCGGGCATAAGAAGTTTACAAAACTCACCAAGCTGTTCTAATGAATTTTTTTGTGTGCGGCTACGTGTACGTGTTACGTCTGCAAAAAATCCAAACTCTTTGTTAAACTCACGTATAAAATCTCTATAGAATTCAGCAAGATCACAAAAACGTTCATGTTCTTTGTTCTCGTCAGGATTACTTACAAGTTTAATTTTGTCATCACTGCGAGGATGGATATCAGTGTTAAGTTGTATTCTATTAGCATCTGCAAATCCTAGTTTTTTATATCTACCTTTGCCTAATAGACCATCTCTATAATTTTTAACGTCGCTAATACGCACAGCGTAAAACAGTATACGATGACTAAACAAAAACTGTATCTGTTTTAGTATCTCGTAGCTACGATCTGTTATTATAAATTTGTTTGCTCTAACGTTGTATAGTGCATATAGTTCAGACATTGTATCTTTCTAATAGCCTCATTGTAATTTCTTCTACAGCGGTTTCAGACCAGTAATGACCTTTCCAATATTGATCATAGTAAAATGGTAAATCTGATGTACTTCTGACATTTATATCTGCAGGCGCACCTGCTGTCTTAATTTTTGTTGTATAATAAACTTCATTATGGTCTAGTTCAAATATATAGTCTCGAGCATATCTCTTATGTGTACTACGATCTGTAGTTAGTAAGTTATCTAAATTTGTATAACTCCACATCTGCCAGTCTGCTGTATTAAAGTATGTATTCCTAGCATAGTCATCTATTTGTTTTTTAGTAAACTTGGTTGTGTGATCCCGACGGCTAAAGAAAAATGGACGTTGACAACTAAATTCCCATTTAAAATTATAATAAGTCCACCACCACCAATCTGCGATAGTTGTAACATTTTCAGGAGCAACTTCTTCTAGATTCTCACTAACACTATCAACAAACCATTCACCAAACCCTTCTACATAATGAGGATTAGATGTATGCATTTGACAACTTTGTCTGAGATCGACAATATGATTCTTCCAAGGTTGTTTGTGTTTGCCATCTGCTATAAACTGAGCATATGCTGGAACACTAGGCCCTTGTAAACAGTCTCCAGGATCGCCATGTATAATAATGTAGTTGTCTAATAGCTCTGGAGTTAAATCAAATGTTTGATAGTCTATACACTTGAGTTTATTACTAATATGATTAATATAAAAATTTGTATTTTCAAGTATGCTAGTAAAGTTGCAACATACTGTTACTAGTTCTCTGTCTTCTGGCATCATGTTTTTGATAAAACTAGATAATACAAATGTAGAATCGATTCCACCGCTCCAAAGTACTATTAGTTGTCTTTGTGTACGTTTTGCTTCTTCAATTAACTCTAATGCTCTGCTATTAGCTATATCATCAAATGATTCTGGAGTAAAAGCAAAAGGAGGTGGAGCAAACGCACTTTGACTAATACTGGACCACGGGTTGACAAACTTTCCTTGACGAGCTCTCCAATCAGCTACACCAATAATAGTCCTGACCATTGAATACCATTTTTGCGCTCTACCGCCAAGTAATTGTACTTTTGAATTTGGGATCACATTCATTTGTATGAATCTTGAAGATGCAAGTTCTTCTGTTATCAACCTATCAAAGTATTCTTCTGCGCTAGCCATTTTTAAGTAATGTCCTTGTATCTGACAGTGCTTTAGTTGCTAAGTAGCTTATTACCTTACTCTGTCGTTCCATACCCCACGCCAACACAGGCTGTATACTATCTAGTTCGAAAGATAACCGTTCTATAAATTCGTCGAGATTAAGAGATTTAATATTAATATTCATTATAGAGTTATATAGTTGGCGTTGATGGTTCTCCGTTATACCTATGCTCGTTTCAATTCTATTTCGCTCATTGTTTGTTAATGTCTTTACAAAATCGTCTGACCCTGTTTGCAGTAGCAAGAATTTTTCTAATTCTTCTACCCCATGTTTCTGTTGTTCTAACCCTTGTTTCCTACGTTGATTTACTACTAAGGTTCTACTAGTGTATGTCTTTAAGAATCTATGTAAAAATTTAACATTTTTAATAATTGAGAGTTGTTCTTCGTTTAATGGCTTTAAACCAAAGTTAGGTCTAAGATCGATAAATGCGTCGTCTTTTATTTTGTAAGGTGTATTGTCAAGACGAAAATGTTTTGATAGTTGATAATTAGCAGAATAATCCTGGCAGTTTTCAACAGTTATAGTTTCAGTCTTACATTCGTATAATGAGATGTTGATACAGGTTGCTGGAAATTGAGATGCGATTAAATGCTGTACTAGTTTAATAGACTCGTAGTCCTTGTCCACTACTACAAAGCAATTATTGTGGAAACTTAACAATCCGTACATTAGCGTAGCATATGCCTTCCAAGAGTGTGCCCAGGTGGATTATGAGGATCTCCTGGTGGAAATAATGTTACTACTATAGCAAAAGATACTACACTTGTCAACAATAAAATTAATATCATTTTCATCCTTGATACTCATTCAGTAACTGAATCATAATGTCCATCAGTCTGTCAGATTTGGGATACCCAACCCAGTTGCCATCATACACCAACGGCATATCGTCTGCAATTTGTTGAGCTTGATTTAGGTTAGTTCTTCTGCTGGCTTTGAACCCTTTGTATTTTTGATATAGCTCGTCGTGTGTTAGATTATATATGTAATCTCGCATTTTAGGTTTATAATCAAACGGCGTTTGCACAATATGATCAATATTGGAATAACTCCAATTTTGGAAATCGTCATTGATATAAAAACAAGTATCGTAGTAGTATCTGAACTCTTGTTCGCTGATAGGTTTGTTAGTACTTGAGCGTGTAAAGAAAAATGGACGGAGTATACTTCCATGCCATTTGAAATTTACATAGTTCCACCACCAAAATGTTGCAATACTTGTGGCTTGGTCATACTCAGGAATAGCATCGGCTAGTTTGTTGATGTACCATTCTGCCCATCCAGCTTTAACTTCACCTCTACTTTTGGTAACAAATGATTCAAGAGTATCAATGATTGTTCCGATGTTTTCTCTAAATGGCAACAGATGAGAACCTGATTCTACCAATGGAGCAAATACACTAACTGTTGGGCAACTTAATAATGCATTAGCGGGATCGCCATGAAGTATAATAGTCTCATTGAGCAATTCTTGATTTAAGTCCAAATCAAGCCAGTTAATCGTTTGAAATTTGTGATGTATAAACTTTTTATAGA